ATTGACGTTCATTCAACTGCATGATGTTAGGGTTGTTGATACGCTCTAACAATGCATCGTAAACGTTACATTCGTTTGCAATAGATGCATAAACGAATCCACATTCTTCAATGAACATGTCACCGATTGTTACATATCCATATTCTTCATTTCCTGGATATGCCTTTACTTCTTTTTCTACTGTGTACATGTAGAATCCATCTGCCTGGTCAGATTCCTTAATCAATGGATTCAGTTTCATCAGGTTTGGTGATGCCTGTTTAGCAGTTACAGTACGTTCGATTGTTACTGAATCTTCATCGTATGTCGCTTTGATACAGTCTTCTTCCAATGCATCCAGGGTATCGTCACCTTCTACACCGGACAGACACATCAGTTTGACTACTTCATTTCCCTGTAAATCGGAAATCTCATCAAAGAAAGCGATACTAGAGATACCTACTGTACCGATTGATTCTTCATTCGTTCCTTCAATTTCGATGTTTACTACAGTACCATCTTCTGTTGCAGTCCATCCATTTCCTACTGTTTTTGTAGGTGCTACGGACAAATCAACTGTGATAGCATAGAATCCTTCGTGGTCTGCTACGATTGTCTGTTCGTAAGTATCTGCATTGGTCTGTTTTTCATCTGCTAAATCAGACAACGTGGAAGTAATCTTGTATGTGTCTGCTTTCGGCAGGTATACATAGTAGTACAGAACACCTGCTACATAGTCAGTAGCATCGGAAACCGTACGGAACTTTCCACTTGCCTTTTTGCCTGTTCCTACAATCATCAATGTACCTGTGTTCTTGCATCCAAAGGATTCACAGATATTGATTGAATCATCAGGAATTGTCGTAGGGCTATATTTTGCGTTTGTAGATGTAGTTTCCAAGAATCTACGAGTATTGATTTTTGCACATGCATCAATGTCATTCTCCAAAGTGATATCTACTTGAGCATATGTCTTGTCGATTTTCTTGTAGGAAGAGCCTTTCGCAATTGCTCTGTTGTTGTTGCATCTAGACATTAGTTAATGCCCCCTTTATTGTTGTTGATAACTCTTGTCATGGCTTTGTTAGCTTTGTTACTGCCTGACTTTTTGTTCAAAACTGCCATTTTGCGTTCGATAAAAGCCTCAACGCTTGATTTTTGCTTTTTTTCTGCCATTTCTATCTCCTTTACTGAAATTTAGCTACTGTACGTTCTATGAAAGGATCGCCTTTCGATGGTGGTATCCTTACGCTCTTTCTGTAATATGTACGACCATCCTTACCAGTCCATTTCAAATAACGTGTATTTGTTGCACGAACTGTATAAGCACCATGTCCTTTCCAGTACGGAATTGAGTAATCAAAGCCTCTGTTGCTCTTGCTAAGAAGGATGCTAGGGTCTACACCTATGAGATATGTCTTGTCATCTTGTTTCTCTATGATGATTGAACTCCTTAACGCTCCTGTATCCTCATGAGCCTCTGCTTTCATTACTTTTTGTACTTCTTTTGCAACGTCATAGAAATCACCCTGTACTACATGGATACATTCATCAATAACACCTGTTACAAATCCACTCATACCTCAATGAAAGGATGCATTACCTGTCCTCTTGAAACATAAGTCCATGACTTTAGATATTCCCCTTCATCTTCCGTCACTTCCTTTATCTCACCGAGGATGAAATGTATTCTCCTTCCTGTTGATGGGATTGTCATATACTGCGTATATTTCAAAGTGTTATTCGGTCTTGAACGTCTTCTGCATACAGGACATCCTGTCGATTTCTGTGAACTTCTGATACCCAAATATTTTATTTTCATACAACCATCCCCATAAACTGCTTTCTTCTGCCACACAGCGAAATGATTTCCAACTGTCTGGCATAACCTGTGACGATGTGTCCTTTGATTGTTTCAAAAATGCTTACCTGTTCATCACTTGCGTCTTCTTCAATTACTACCTCGTTTGTCGTGTCTGTTTCGCAAGCATCACATCCACAGTCACACCTGTTCATGTCTAACAGATAACCCAGGTAATCACAGAAGATAGGTAATAAACAGTCAGGAATCTGTTCGTATCCTGCCACATAGTCTACAATCACTCTCTGGACAACCTCACAGGAACATGGATTCATGATATTGTATTCGGACAAATCAATAAGCAACCGATTCTCATAAGGGTCAAAACCAAATTTTTCAGAATCAATCTCTACTTCCTCAAATTTGATACCGTTCCTTTTTTGGATACGTACCTTTATGGAATCTCGTTGGATAGGTTCGTAAAACAATTCGACATTCATGATTCCGTAGTCACAGGTACCGCAAGCACCGATATTCTTCATCTCGAATATCTCCTGTCTTTCCTGTGATAGAAAATTTGAACATCCCTCGCTTGAATCACTCCAACATGTCAGCATACTGATAAGCTGGATTAGCTGGGATAAAGATTTCTCAACTAATCCGCTCTTAATGTCTTTTTCGCTAATACAATCACAGTAATCCAGTATCTGATTTACGATGTTGTCGTTAATCATCTATCTACTGCTTGTTGATAGGAACGATTGTCTGTGGTTGGATGATTAAGTCTAATCCGTTCAGAGTTTCACCTACACAGTTAGCACCTAACGGAATATCACTTACTACTGCTAAATGGTTAGGATCAGTAGTGAATACAGTTCCGTAGTTGTAGTAGAACTTACATTCGCTTGCACATCCATCTTCCGGATTGTCCGTAGAAGTGAACTGTTCACGAGTGAAATTATCACTTGGAATCAGACCTGTACCTGTAACTCCACCTAAGAAGTTTCCATCAAGTACCCACATTTCACCTGTGGCTTTTGTCAAATCAACTGGAACCATCTTATCCTTGATGAACCGGTGTCCTTTGTAACTGATTTCATCTCCGTTACGTGTCCATCCTTCCGGATAATCTCCAAACTGTCCTTTGACAACCTGACGAGCAATAGCTTCATAAGTTAGTGGATGAACTGCAAAAACAACGTTAGAAGTGTCACCCATGACAGCAAAACGGCATCCTAACTGTTCAAATGTAGACAGAATGTTAGTACCTGTCATAGCTAATACGTCTGCACCTTCCAATACTTCCAGTAATCCATGAAATGGTTTCAGAATGTTCGTAGAAGTGTTCTGCGTACCTAAGATGATTGTGTGTGCTGTGAACCATGCCATAGATTCTTTAGCCATACGCTCACGAGCCTGGTTTACTGTTTCTCCTTCTCTCTGGAAGTAGTTGATTAGGTCGTTGCTCTGGAAACGTTTCTTGTCATAAATCAGTTTTTCCAAAATCGGATAGCAGTCTTTCAAACACAATAATTTGAAAGGAACATAGTCACCGCATTTTGCCAGGTTCAAAGGAATCCAACAACATTCATTTGCAGTGCTTTCAGGTAATGTAGTTCCATATTTGAAAGGAACTAACATCTGGAATACTCCGTCCTTGTCCTTGATAATCTGTGCACGTCCACTATCGTGAGCACTCTGTGCCATACGTGCCTGTGGTGTTGATAACAACCAGTCTACCAATGGGAATCTGTTCTGAAATTCGTTGGCAGGACTGTTGTTTGAATAATCGATAGCGATACCGATTTCGCCAATATTGCTCAACGCAGCAACCTTGTCCAAATCAACGGAAACTGCGTTTAACGTTTCTGTTCTAAAATCTAACATTTGATTTCCCCCTTATCTGTTCCATACACCGTCTTTGACGATGGATGGCTTTTCTTCTTTTGTCTGTTTCTGTGTGTTCATCAATCCCTCGATCCGGTTAATGAACGTTTCCTGTGTATTGCTCAATTTCTCGACTTTCTGATTGCTTTCGTTCAGTTGTCCTTCCAGTTCTGCAATACGTGAATCTTTCTCCTGAATCTGATTCTTCAACTGTTCGTTTTCTTCTTTCAGTTCATTGATATAAGATTCTAATTTATCCATTCCATCTTCGGAATCCTCAAGATTCTCTTCAACTTTCGTTTCTTCGAGTTCTTCTTTCTGTTCGAGTTTTTCTTCTGCTTTTTCCTCGACTTTTTCCTCTGCTTTATCTTCGAGCTTTTCCTCTGGAATGTTATCTAATTTGATATCCATATCTTCACCCCTTAACTGCACATCGTTGCTTGTAACGTTTGCGGGATTTCCTACTACAGAGAATCCCATGATGAATACTTCATCAACGATAGGCATCTCAAGTTTCTCGGATAGGTCAAAATCGAATTTTGGTTGCATTTCAACACTTAGCGATAAAGGCATATCCTGTGCTAACAAGTCCTGTACGATGTGTAGATCCTTGCGTAAGTGTACATCGCACTCAAGTCCTTTTCTGCCTTCCTCTAAATCAACGATGTGTAAATCTGATTTTGTCCATGTTCCGATAGCCAATGGAAGTGATTCCAACGAGATATGTGCTAGATTGATGTACCCGACATAATCATCGGATAACGAATTGTAGAACTTTTCAATCGTTCCCTTACGTATGAAAAGCCTTACCGTTCCATCGTCAAAGCATACAGCACCTTCGTCTAATAAACGTGCTCTCTGCGTTGCCTCGTATGGTGCGTTTAAACATATCTTCTCGGTCATTTCTTCATTGGATAGTGTAAATGCCTTATCTAGTTCTTTTTTCATCACCCTGCGTTTTTCTACGCTCTTGGTGAACCATTGACTGATTGTTGGTTTCATTCGACTACCTCTACCGGGTGATAGAAGATTTTCTTTACCCTTCCACCACATGATTTGCAATATTCAACACGATAATCTACATTGGCTAGTTTCAGAGCGTTCTCTACACCCTCTGAATACCTCTGCTTGATTTCGTATGCTTTTAAGCTGTTCTTAAATGTTTCGTCCTCGCCCTCAAGGGAATAATCCTCTCCGGGTTTGACCGTAATCTTCACGAGTTCCATGTACCCATGTTCTTTAGTCCATAATCTTAGTTCCTGCTGTGTATTTATAAGCGGTATCAGATGGTAAGAATTACTTGGATGTTTTTCTTCCACTTTTCTTTCCCTTTTCTATCGGTTTGATTTCTTTTTCAGGAATCTGATTACGGATGAACGCTAAACGTTCTTTCTCTGTTTCAAAATGATGGATTTCCATTACTCACCACCGCCAGTAGTAACATTTCCAAAAATATCACAGTCGATATCTTTGCATCCGTCATCTTTGACTTCAGTTTCTGTCTGTGCTGTTCTACATACTGTTACGACATTCTCGAACATGTAGATACAGGCACTACCATCTGATTTAGGGATCATTACACCTCGTTCTACAGACTGTCCTCTTGTATACGCATCAAAACGTGTCCAAAAATCTAATGCCTGCTTTCCATCCAAAGTGATAGGATCGCCTGTTTTCATGGTGACAGTGATTGAAAAACTTCTCTTAATTGCCATTCTTTTGAATCTCCTTTCTTTTCAATCTGACAATCCACGCAAAAAGGCAGTACCTTCAGCGTGGTTTATATGCTCAAAACACTTAACGTGGTCAAGCCTTATCTTTCCGCCTCGATACTGCCCTGATAACCTATTTGAAGAAATCGTCCAGTGTATCTTCTTCCACCGGTGCATCGTTGATGGAATCACTGATACATTTCGCAATCTTCGGCATATGCTTAATCGGAAGTTTCTTCTTGAACTCGTTCACGAACTCTGTATCAGAAATCGTGTTCTTCTTCACTACCTTGAATCCGTTCTCGTCCTTGCCGATTACATATGTATTCAACATCTTCGTGTAGATACGTCCTGTTGCCTGTTCGTTCAAGGCTCTCGTATCTCCCCAGATGACTTCTAAAAGTTTGTCCTTTCCCTGTTTTGTTTCTCTGTATCTGTTGTCAAAGTATCTGTCAGGGTTCACTACTTTGACAGGCTTCCTAGAATGGGTATAGTAGATACCATCATCGGTGAGTTCCCTCTCACCTAGTTCTACGCTCGTTCCCATCAGCTTTTCTTCTGCAAGTTTCCGCCTGTT